GTGGTGGGTATGAAGATGCCTGATAAAGACCTTGGCCTGTTGGCCTGGCTGCTGGCGTGGGCCGACACTCACTGGCCCGCACTGTATGGCTTCATTCTGTCCGTAGTTATCTCCTGGCTACGGGTGACTTACTCCGGCGGAGGTGTTCGACAGCGGCTGCTTGAGTCGCTGCTGTGTGGCGCCATTTCCCTCTCAGTGATGTCTGGGATGGAGCTGTTCGGGATTGCGGCCACCGCATCCGGGTTCGTCGGCGGTTCGATCGGGTTCCTCGGGGTCGAGAAGATCCGCGAGTTTGCCGGTCGTGTGCTGGATAGGAGGTTTGGCAATGGTCCGAGTTGAGCGCACATCACCGCACGGCATCAGTCTCATGCACTACTTCGAGACCTGCAAGTTGAGGGCCTACCCAGACCCTGGCAGTAAAAATGGGGAGCCGTGGACTATCGGGTGGGGGCACACAGGGCCAGAGGTGAAACCCGGGTTGGAGTGGACGCAGCAACAGGCTGACAGCGTGTTCGTTGATGACCTCCGCCGCTTTGAGCGTGATGTGTTGTCGCTGGTCAAGGTTCCACTGACTCAATGCCAGTTCGATGCGCTGGTGTCGTTCGCCTACAACGTTGGTTCTGACATCGATGCTGACACCATTCCGGAAGGGTTGGGGGATTCGACGCTGCTGCGCAAGCTGAACACCGGTGATTACGATGGTGCAGCCCGTGAGTTTCGGAAGTGGAACAAGAACGATGGCAAGGTGATGCGCGGGCTGACCCGCCGGCGTGTCGCAGAGGAATGTCTGTTCAGGGGCATGGATGCCGCTGCGGCCATCAAAAATGGGGTGGCTGCAGCATGAACCCCGTCAGGCAGTTCCTCGATGCGCATCCCGTGGCATGGTTCTTCGCTCGCCTGACCGCGGTAGCGCTGCTGGTGTGGTGGATTCATCACTCAGGCTACAGCTCCGGAGCTCATGACAAGGGGCTTGAGTGGTCAGAGAAATGGAACAAACAGGCGGCCGAACTGGCCACTGCACGAGCTGATGCGGTAACCGCTGCGCGAGAGGTTGAACAGCGTCGCCAAGCGGACATAGAGAAGGTGAGACAGGATGCAGAACAAGAGATTGCCCGGGCTGAGAGTGACGCTGCTGCTGCCAGTGCTGTTGCTGCTGGGTTGCACGAGCAAGCCCGCCGCTTGGCAGCACGAGCAAATCAGTGCGCCAGCCATACCGGCTCTGCCCAGCCAGGCGAAACAGCCAGACAGCCCGCCGTGGTGCTCGCCGACCTGCTCAGCCGGGCTGATGCGCGAGCGGGAGAGTTGGCAAGAGCGTATGACCGAGCTCGAGCATCCGGTCTGGCCTGCGAAAGAGCCTACCACTCCCTGATTTCCCAGCAGTAACCGAATCGCCGCACCGGGTCACTCTCCCATCTGGCGGGTCGTCCCGCGTTAATGTGTGCCGGTGCGGCACCAACCAGGTAGCAGCCATGCCTCCACGAGTTCCCAAGGTGTGCAGAGAGCGCACTTGCCATCAGTTGACCACCGAACGGCATGGCTACTGCCCAGCCCACATACATCTGCTCGATGGGTGGAAGAAGGTCGCCAAGGTCAGCGCCGATGATCGCGGCTATGACTGGGCGTGGCGCAAGCTCCGCAATCGGATGCTGGAGAGGGACAAGTACCTGTGCCAGGTGTGCCTTGCCTTGGGTATTGTGGCACCAGCGACTCAAGTCGATCACATCGCCAACAAAGCTGCGGGCGGCACCGATGACGAGTCCAATCTGCAGAGCATCTGTGACCATTGCCATGAGACCAAGACACGCGCAGAGGCGCTGGCAGCCCGCCGGGCAGGGCTAGCGAGGGGGTAGGGGGGATCAAATCCTCCCAGCTTTTCGACCTCACCACTGCTCCGCCTCGTGAAATTTTTATACCCGCGAAATTAAAAATTTAAATGGAGGGCGCGATGGGCGGTGCAGCTACCGTGCCCGGGCGCGGTAGGAAGCCCAAGCCGACGGCCTTGAAGCGCTTGGGGGGCAATGCCGGCAAGCGGGCGCTGAACAAAAACGAACCCACCTTTACCCCTTTGATCGGGGTCGCTTGCCCAGAGTGGCTGGCAGAAGACCAGTGGGCCCCCACGTTGTGGGACATGGTGATCAAAGAGCTGTGCGCCGCCGAGGTACTGTGCATCACCGATCTGCACAACCTAGAGGCATTCTGCGCCGCTTACTCCCGCTGGCGCAGAGCCGAGATCGAGATCACCAGGCACGGCCTGGTGGTTGAAGGGGCCACTGGTGGTCCAGTCAAGAATCCAGCCTGTACCGTCGCCAACGAATCACTCAAGCAAATGACCACATACGGGGCCCTGCTCGGGCTGGACCCTTCCAGCCGCTCGCGCCTGATCGGCGGCAACAAGAAGAAGGGAGGAGGCAACCCGTTCGCTGCTTTGTAGGGATGGACTATGGCCGCACGCAAAAGCTATCCCTATGTCAACGTGGCCAATGGCTACGCCCGCGATGTGGTGCGTGGCAACATCCCTGCCTGCCGCTACGTGATCCAGGCTTGCCAGCGTCATCTCGATGATCTGGCCAAAGAGAAGTCGGCCAAGTTCCGGTTTCGTTTTGACAAGGACAAAGCCGAGCGGGCCGCCAAGTTCATCCAGCTCATGCCCCACACCAAGGGGGAGTGGGCCCTCAAGCGTCAAACCTTGAACCTCGAGCCGTGGCAGCTTTTCATCATCTGCTGCGTATTCGGCTGGGTGCGCAAGGGTAGCGGTCTGCGTCGCTTTCGCGAGGTATACAACGAGATCCCCCGCAAGAACGGCAAGTCGGCGCTCTCTGCTCCGGTTGGCCTCTACTGCTTCGCGGCAGATAACGAATTCGGTGCCGAGGTCTACTCCGGCGCCACCACTGAGAAGCAGGCATGGGAGGTGTTTCGCCCCGCTCGGTTGATGGCCAAGCGTACCCCGGCGCTGCTCGACCATTACGGCATCGAGGTCAACGCCAGCAACCTGAACATCCCGGCTGACGGTGCCCGCTTCGAGCCGCTGATAGGCAACCCAGGTGACGGTCAATCACCTTCATGCGCCATCGTGGACGAATACCATGAGCATGACAGCGACGACCTCTACACCACAATGCTCACCGGTATGGGGGCCCGCCTCCAACCACTGATGTGGGCCATCACCACCTCTGGCTACAACATCGACGGCCCCTGCTATGACAAGCGGCGGGAAGTAATCGAGATGCTGGCCGGCACGGTGCCGGACGATGAGCTGTTCGGGATCATCTACACCATCGACGAAGGCGATGATTGGACAGACCCCAAGGTACTGGCGAAGGCCAACCCCAACATGGGGGTCTCTGTCTACGCCGAATATCTCCAGGCGCAGCAGGCCAAGGCGATCAAGTCGGCCCGTTTTGCCAACACCTTCAAAACCAAACACCTCAACGTCTGGGTCTCGGCCAAGACGGCGTTCTACAACATGCAGCGCTGGGCGGCCTGCGAGGACAAGAGCCTCACCCTGGAGCAGTTCGACGGTGACGAGTGCATCCTCGGTTTCGACCTGGCCCGCAAGCTCGACATGAACTCCATGGCGCGGCTGTTCTGGCGCGATATCGACGGCAAGCGCCACTACTACTCGGTCGCCCCCAGGTTCTGGGTGCCGGAAGATACCGTGTTCGATAACGATAACCGGCGTCTGGCGGAGCGATACCAGAAGTGGGTCAACCTGGGCGAGCTCAGCACCACCGATGGGGCAGAGATCGACTATCGCGAGATCTTGGAAGAGGCCAAAGAGGCCAACCTGGTTAACAAGGTGTTGGAGACGCCACTCGATCCGGCAGGGGCAATTACCCTGTCTCACTCGCTGGCAGATGAGGGGATGACCCCTATTACCATCACCCAGAACTACCAGAACATGTCCGGCGCCATGAAGGAGCTGGAGGCTGCAATCCAGGCCGGCCGTTTCCACCACGATGGCAACAGCCTGATGACCTGGTGTATCGGCAATGTGATCGGCAAGAACCTACCCGGTAACGACGATATGGTGCGCCCGATCAAGGAGAGCGCTGATCAGAAGATAGACGGCGCGGTTGCGCTGATGATGGCTATTGGTCGGGCCATGGTGCCAGAACGGGACGATGACCGCTCCATCTACGAGACCTCGGACGTTTTATGTTGACACAACTTTCAATTTTTATCGTGGGCCTGCTTGGCGCTGCGGCGCTGGCCTATGGCGCCAGCCTCTACGCCCAGCCGCTTGGCTGGATAGTGGGCGGCCTGCTTTGCCTGATTTGGTCATTAATGATGAGTCGAGCAGTGGCTGCCGCAGAGTTCGCCAAACGCCACAAGGGGGATAGCTAATGTTCCTGCCAATGATGTTCGGCAGCGGGCGCAAGGGCGGCAACTTCAGTCAGTGGATCAGCAGCATGGCCGGTAAGACTACCAAGGCCGGGGTGCTGGTGACGCCGGAGACTGCCCTGGCACAAGGGGTAGTGCGTGCCTGTGTCACCCTGCTAGCGGAGTCGGTAGCCCAGCTCCCCTGTGAGCTCTACCGTCGTGACGATGACAAGCGGCTTCGTGCCACCGAACATCCACTGTACGACCTGATCCACAACCAGCCGAACCAGAGAGACACTGCGTTCGAGTACAACGAACAACGCATGGGCCATCTGGGCCTGCGGGGCAACAGTTACAGCCTGATCGACCGGGATGGGCGGGGCTTCATCACCGAACTCATTCCCATCAACCCGGACAAGGTAGTGGTGCTCAAGGGGCCGGATGGGTTGCCCTATTACCAGTTGCTGGACGGCAGCAACCAGATCTTGCCGATGCGGATGGTGCACCACGTCAAGGGGTTCAGTCTTGACGGCTACCTGGGGCTGTCACCGATCCAGACCAACCCGGACACCATCGGGCTCGCCATGGCGGTGGATGAACATGCGGGAAGGGTGTTTGCCAACGGCACCACCCTTTCCGGGGTGATCGAAAGGCCAGCGACCGCCAAGGCGATCGAATCGCAAGAGAAACTCGACGCCATTCTCAACAAGTTTGTCGATCGGCACTCAGGGCTGCGCAACGCCTTTTCGGTAGCCATGCTGCAGGAGGGCATGCAGTACAAGCAGCTCGCCATGAACAACGAGCAGGCGCAGCTGCTGGAGTCCCGCAAGTATGGCGCCAACGAGATCTGCCGCCTCTACAAGGTGCCGCCGCACATGATCGGCGAACTGGAGCGGGCTACCAACAACAACATCGAGCACCAGGGGCTGCAGTTTGTCATCTACACCCTGCTGGCTTGGGTCAAGCGGATCGAAGGCGCCATGATGCGAGACCTGTTGTTGCCAGCGGAACGCAAGAACCTCTACATCGAGTACAACGTATCCGGGTTGCTACGGGCAGATCAGAAGTCCCGCTACGAGGCCTATGCCCTCGGTCGCCAGTGGGGCTGGATGAGTGTCAACGATATCCGCCGGCTGGAGAACCTGCCGCCAGTCGCAGGCGGAGATATCTACCTGACTCCGCTCAACATGGTGAGCACGGGCTCTCTTCCGCCCGGCATCACCAAAGCCAGCGCCGAACAACTCAACGAGATCGAGGCCATCCTATGCCGAAGCTGATCAATTACCCCCATCTGGCCAGCATGGCATTTGGCCAGCCCCTCTATGCCACCCAGGATGTTCTGGCTGGGGTGAAGAGCCTGTTACTGCCACGTATGCTGGGCAACCAGCGAGACATCATGGCTGCCGACGAGTTGCCGGACGGGTTCGAGCCTGCTCCGCTGGAGGCCAAGGGTGAATTCAAGAACCGCATCGGCGGTCTGGCGGTGATCCCTGTGCACGGCATCCTGATGGCGCGGCGTGGCCACATCGATGCCACCTGCACCGAGCTGACCAGCTACGAGTGGGTGAGGATGCAGATCGCCACCGCGCTGGCCGACGAACGGGTCAAGGAGATCGTGCTCGACATCAACTCCGGCGGCGGTATGGCGGTGGGCTGCAAGGAGCTGGCGGAGTACATCTATTCCAAGCGCAGCGTCAAACCGATCACCGCCCTGGTCAATTTCGCCGCCTACTCGGCCGCCTACTTCATCGCTGCCGCTTGCACCAGGGTGGTGGTAAGCGAGACCGGCGGCTGCGGCTCGGTAGGTGTCATCATGGAGCACATGGAAGTGAGCAAGTGGGAGCAGGAGGTGGGCCTCACCTTCACCACCTTCTACCGCGGCGAGCGCAAGAAGGATGGCACCCCGCACGAGCCCCTCTCCGAGGGGGCGATGGCCGCCATCGACCACCGGATGGATCAGGCCTACGAGTTGTTCGTGAGCTCCGTCGCCCGCTATCGCGACCTGACCATCGAGCAGGTGAAGGCCACCGAGGCAGCCCTCTTCAGTGGCAGTGAAGCCGTGACCAATGGCCTGGCCGACGAGTTGGCAAATCCCCAGGACTACCTCAACGTCCTCGCCGCCAGTGTGACCAACCAGGGCAAGCCCCAGCAGACCGTCGGCCTGCGGGCCAAAGCCATCGAATTGCAAAGCCAGCTTTAAAAATGAACAACGACCCAAGCACTACACAAGAACAATGCTAACACTACGCAAACACTATCGTGTAGCTAACAAGCTTCTACGCAATCTCTAATTGATCACTCCTGAATCTCATGTATGCTGAGTACGTGTGAGCATGGCTAAAAGCTTGCTTGATTTGGTACAAACATGGAGTGGATAACGATGAAAGCTAACGAGATAGGGAATTTAGAGTGCGTAGTGGTTTACACATGTCGCGGTAAGGACAAGATACTTAGTGAAGGAGGTAGTCAGGCATGGCGAATTGACATGTCAAAGGCATCAAAACACAGGTATCTGGTTTGCGTCCAAAATCGCAACCAAACTTGGGGTCAAGCATCGGCTGAGCACCAGACTGCATTTCTTATAGGAAAGATCAGTTCAGTAGAGAAATCGATGGAAGCTGATGCTTCAGATCGAGCAATTATTAAAATATCAGAATATGCCGACCTAAATGTCCCTAACTCATGGGATGGAAATAGGAACCCTGTAGCTTACACCAAGCTGTCAGATTTTGGCATTCACTCAGTTGAAGACTTCGAGAACCTAAACTGGTGTCGGTTGGGCACTCGTTTCAAGTTGAATCTTGGTGACCAAGAACCAGAAATGACAAGAATGCCTGGTGATGACTACGAAGCCGTAATGTTAGATGAGCTCCCATCACCAATTGTTGCAACATCAATTCCTCTATCCATTGATGAAGCAAAGCTAGGTTTGGCATTGAAGTTCGGGGTCCGAGTCGACCAAATCGATATCACCATCCGAGGCTGATCAGCATAAATCCTGTGCCCGATTTATTCGCCTTGTAAGCCTAAGCTATCAAGATCAGGTACCTGCTCTAGCCCTGCGGCGGAGCCCATCCCAATAAGCCCCATCAGGGGCTTTTTTTATACCCAAAGGAAACCACTCGATGAAAACTATCGAAACCCTCCGCCGCGAGCGTGGCGAAATCGTCGCCCAGATCAAAGCACTGGCCGATCTCGAAGCCAGTGGCACTGCCTTGAGTGACGAGCAACTGGCCCAGTTTGCCAATCTGGAGGCGCAAGCGAACCAGATCAGTGCCGCCATTGCTCGCCAGGAGAGCACCGAGCGACTGATGGCGCAGCAGGCTGTGCCGGTCAATGCTCACGGATCCCAGGCCCCCCCGGCAGTACATGTGAAACAAGAACTCAAGCAGTACCCCGGTGCCGGCATGGCTCGCCTTGCCATGGCGGTTGCCGCCGGTGAGGGGGACATGAAGCTGGCCGAGCAGTTTGCTGCCAACGAGATTGGTGATGCCGGGATTGCCATGGCCATCAGCACTGCGGCTGGCTCCGGCGGTGCTCTCATCCCTGAGAACCTGCACTCCGAGCTGATCGAGCTGCTGCGCCCGCGCACTATCGTGCGCAAACTCGGTGCCCGCTCAGTGCCGCTCCCCAACGGCAACCTGAGCATGCCGCGCATGTCTGGTGGGGCCACCTCCAGCTACGTGGGGGAAGGGGTTGATGCCAAGGCCACCGGCGGCAGCTTCGATGACGTGAAGCTCTCGGCCAAGACCATCATCACCCTGGTCCCGATGAGCAATCAGCTGATCGGGAGCGCCGGGTACAACGTGGAGCAACTGGTGCTGGGTGACATGATCGCGGCCATGGGGAGTCGCGAGGACAAGGCGTGGCTGCGCGATGATGGCAGCAACAACACCCCGACCGGCTTCAAGAAAGTAGCCACCGATGCGGGCCGCACCATCGCCTGGACTGGCACGGCGGATCTGGCCACCATCGATGCCTACCTCGACTCGCTCATCCTGAAGCTGATGAGCTCCGACTCCATGATGATCAATCCGGGCTGGGGCATGAGCCCGCGCTCCTGGATGAAGCTGTTCGGCCTGCGTGATGGCAACGGCAACAAGCTCTATCCGGAGATGGCCCAAGGTCTGCTGAAGGGTTATCCGGTCGCCCATACAAACACCATCCCGGTGAACCTCGGCGCGGGTACCAACCAGACCGAGATCTACTTCGCCGATTGGAACGACGTGGTGATCGGCGAGCAGGACAACATGACCATCGACTTCAGCCGCGAGGCTACCTATGTGGATGCCGCCGGCGAGCTGGTCAGCGCCTTTGCCCGCAACCAGTCCCTGATCCGGTTGGTCGGCAACCACGATGTGGGTTTCCGCCACCCTGAAGGGCTGGTGCTGGGGACCGCCGTTACCTGGTAAACCCTGCCATGGGGCTACTTCGTGGCCCCTTCCATTTCACTATCAAGACCGTTCAGGAGAGCCATCATGGCCAAACCAGACAAGGCGGGTAGCGATCCCGTCGTGACGCTTATCAAGGTGATCCGCCCCTTCAAGAACTACAGCCCCGGCGATATTACCGGATTTGACGCAGCCAAGGCGCAGGCCTTGATCGACGGTGGCGTGGCTGAGGCCTACACCGCAGCCGAGGGTGAGGAGTAAACATGTTGCTGATCACCGTGGTTGAAGCTAAGGCTCAGTGCAAAATCGAACCGGAGATGACCGACGAAGATGCGCTGCTGACCGGTTTGATTGAAGCGGCGATCAGCCACATCCAGTCAGACATCAACAAGCCGCTGGTGGCGACAGGGGAGGAGGGGCAGCCTCTCACCCCTGCGCTCAAGCTGGCGGCCTTGCTGCTGATCGGCCATTGGTACACCAACCGGGAGGCGGTGGTGACGGGTACCATCGCCACGACTCTGCCGCTGGCGTATGACTCACTGATCCACCCCTATTGTGACATCGTGGTGGGCTAGGGGGATGCATGCTTAAAAGTGGCGAACTCGACACTAGGCTGATGCGCTTTGGCGCCGCAACCGGCACGCCCCCTGAATGGCCGCAGCTTGGCAAACTGTGGGCGAAGATCATTGACCCCAAAGCGGCAGGGCGCGAGGCCCAGGCCAGTATCTATGCGACCGGCTCGACCCTGATCACGGTACGAACACGGGGCGATATCCTGCCCGGGCAGTTGCTGAAGGGGAATGCCTGCTGGTACTTGATCGAAGACACCGCCAGCGAGCCTGGCGCCTTGCAGATCTCCGCCCGCAAACTCTCCGGTGAGCCAGCGACCTACACCCCGAAGCAGGGCGAACCTTATCCGGTCACCGCCTTCTTGGCGGCTGAGAACGTGATGGTGGGGGCCCGCAGCGAACCGCGACACCAGATAGACCTGATCCTGCCTGAACTCGTCCCCCCCTTTGCACGCCAAGGTGACCAGATCACCTTGCGGGGACGGCAATATCGTATCGATGGGCTGATTGAGGGCAGTGACAACGGCACCACGCTCCGAGTGATGGTGGCCTGATGCCGGGCGGGCTTAGCCGCAAGCGCAGGGCCAGGGCGATCAACATCACCGGCCTGAGCGAGAGCGTCGATGCATTCAAGGCGCTCCCAGCCACGATCCGCAAGCAGCTGGTAGCCGTGGTCAATGAAGTGGCCGCCGACACCCGGAGTGACATCGTGAACCGGATCGCCGCCGATGGTTTCAATACAGCCTCGGTCAGGGCGCGGATCCGGCTCGACAAGGCGAGCGCCAGCAACGACGTTGCCACCATCAGCCTGGACCTGAAGAAGATCCCGTTCAGCCGAGTCAAATTTGCCAGCCAGCGTACCGATGGTACCGGCACCCGGGCCAGCGTCTGGGTGCTGCGGGGGGGCAAGCGAGTGCAGGTCTACGGCTTTATCAACCCCTACGGCAAGAAGCGACGCCCGATGATCCGCTATGCGAAAGCCGGTAAGCCTCGGCTGGTGATAGCGGGTGGTGTGGGCCTGCGGGGCTGGTGGAACGACATCATCACAGAGCAGTTCCTCGATGAGCTGCAAGCCAACCTTGCCAGCACCTTCACCAGGAGAGTGACATGACCGAAGCGACCGTCATCATCGATGCGCTGCTGGCCAAGTTGCGCAGCGTGCCTTCACTGTCGCCAGAAGACCGGGTATGCGACAGCGACCCGCAGATCGACCAGCATACCCCGCTGCCGCTGGCCCATTTTCGGGAGCTGACCGAGGTCAAACCGGAGCGGCGGGGGCGGGAGTGGAAGCGTACCCGCAACATTCAGGTGGACCTCTACCAGCCCGCGAGTGACGGGCGGGCAGGGCGTGACCGATTGCTGTCAGAGGTGCTGGCTGCGCTGGTGCCCTCGACGGCGGGGATCCCCCTGCCGGGCACGACGCTGCTCGCTATCTCGGTTGGCACCATCAATCTGGAACCCGAAGAAATCGGCAGCGACACCTTGCTGACCTCCATCCAATTCAGCCTCACCTATACCGCCAGCCTCTAGGTTGGCACCACCATCTGGATACCATAGGAGCATCCAAGCATGTCATTTACCGACAAAGGCCTGCTGCTGGCCGGTGATGTCTACATCGCCGAAATCAACAACGGCGTGAAAGGGCCCCTGATTGGCCCCATCAACGTCAACGAGATCACCGTCACCCCGCCGACCACCGAGGAGAAGTCGCGCATCTCCAAGAAGCGCAGCACCTTCGGCCAGGCGCTCGATTCGGTCCAACTGCCGAAAGACCCGGCCAAGCTCTCCCTGAAGTGGGACTCCATGACCAAACAGCTGCTGGCCGATGCCATCGCCGGCAAGCAGGTGGCCTTCACCCAGGCCGAGGCTCCGGTGGTGGATGAGCTGGTTACGCTCAGCAAGCTGGGGTGGGTCGAACTTGCCACTGCCTTTATCAAGCCGGGCACCATCACCGTCAAGCTCAGCGCTGGCGGTACCGCGCTGGTACTCGACACCGATTACCAGGTCAACGGCAACATGGTGATGGCCATCAGCGATCAGGCTGCTGCGGCCTGCAAGGTCAGCTACACCAAGGCAGCCGTGACCGGCACCACCTACACCGGCACCACCGAGACCCTCAAGCCACGCTACTTCCTGATCGACGGCGAGAACCTGGCCAACCCCGGCCAGCGGGTGCGCATCACCATCGATCAGGCCATGCTGGCCGCCCAGGGCGCACTGGCGCTGATGAGTGGCGAGTTTATGGAAGGGGAGCTGGAAGGCTCGCTGGTGACGCAGCCAGGCAAGTCCGAGCCGTATCGGATGGAAATCCTCAACTGAAAAAGGATGGCATCAATAGATGCCATCACGATTCATCAATGAATTTCTACCCTTTTTTCCCCGGTATGAGCTTCGAGGGTTGGGCAATTTTAAGGATTTTTGATGTGTGCCACTCTCCCTTTTTGGAGAGAGAACGAACCTTCCTTTTGTATTCGGAGGCAGTCAAAGGGGACTTCTCTCTATGTCGGGACTGATTGCAAAACTTGCAGGCAGCAACAATATTTGCTGTCGAATTGGAGCCTCCTTCGCTCTTAGGATGGAGGTGCTCACCGGTGCATTGGAGCAGGTCTACCTGCTGCTCACTGATACGGTGTCGGTCAGAAAACTGTGCTGGGTTTGTTTCCCACATCGGCATATTGCAGTAATAGCAACGATGGGCTTGATTGATGGCAGCGCGGTGACGCTGTTTATGAATTGAACTTGCCATATAGGGCTCCAAAAAATGTTTTGAAACCCGGGCGGTAATACAGACAGGCCATAACGGGCTTCAATGTTGAAGTTGAAGTCCCGTCAACCTTTGAAAAGGAATGCGGGTACTGGAAGGAAATACCCCCACAGCACTACACCAGCGGCTCAACCGACTGGCACCCCATTCGTTTGAATGTGGCAGGCCAAATATCGTACAAATAAATAAATGATGCAATGCGTTACCGAATGCCCTCTTCAAAATAACGACATCTATAAACCCGCCACGGCGGGTTTTTTACATTTCTGAGGATTCCCCATGGCCAGCAACGATACCGATATCCAGCTGCGGATCCGTGCCGCCGTTGAGGGGCTAGCCGAGATCAGCAAGCTCATCGCTGAGGTGGATACCCTGGGTGGGGAGACCGAGTCGAGCAGCGAGCAGGTCGGCTCCCTGGGGGATGAACTGCAGCGCCTGGGTGAGCAGAACGCCACCCTGACCCAGTTCGCCAACCTCAAGCGCAGCACCGCCGATCTGGGGGAGGGGCTGGAGGATGCCCGCACCCGGGCCACCGGTATGGGCAAAGCACTGGCGGATGCCAAGAAAGAACTGACGGCGTCCAATGCTGCCTACAGCACCAGTCGGCAGGAGACCGAGCGGCTGGCGAGCGCTCATGCGGAAGCCAAGGCCAAGGTGGATCTGCTGCGCCAGGCCAACAGTGAGGCGACCAGCGTCACCAAGGAGCAGCGCCAGGCGCTCAAGGATGCGCGGGATCAGGTTCGTCTGCTGGGGGACCAGTACAAAGAGAGCGCAGGGCAAACCAATGCCCTCAAGAACGGACTGGATGCCAGCGAGAAGGCTCTGCGGCAGCAGGCCCGGGAGTTCAACTCTGCTCGCCGGGAAGTGCAGTCCCTCGATAGCCAGTATCAGCGGCAGAACACCACGCTCAACGGGCTGCGTCGCGCCCTGACCGAGGCTGGGGTCGACACCCGTAAGCTGGCCAGCGAGCAGAAGCGCATTGAATCCGCCAGCCAACAGGCAGGTGCCCAAGTGGCGTACCTGAAGAGCCAACTTGCTGGACAGGCAGGGCAATTGCGATCCAATGCCACCGGGATGGAGGCATACAGCAAGAAGGCCAAGCAGGCGGAGCAGAACACCGAGCAACTGCATGAGGCGGTTCAGAGTGGCGAGCAGGGCTGGGCTGCTCTGGCGGGCAAGATCACCGGTGTTGCCGCTGCCTTTCTCAGCTTTGACCAACTGGCTGCCCGCACCACAGGGATGGTCAGAACTGCGGATGAGATTGAGCGCCTGGGCGTCTCGCTCAAGAGTGTGGAAGGCAGTGCGGCCGGCGGCGAGAAGGCGCTGGCCTGGTTACGGGAGTTCAACGAGAAGACCCCGTTCCAACTCAACGAGATCACCACTGCCTTTATCAAGGCCAAGAACTTCGGATTGGATCCCTATAACGGGGTGCTGCAGGCCACGGCCAACTACACCGCCAAGACGGCCGGCACCTATCAGGATCTGGAAGGGATCATCACCGCCCTCGGGCAAGCCTATGTCAAAGGCAAGCTGCAAGCCGAGGAGATGAACCAGCTCAATGAGCGCTCGGTGGCAGCGGCCAAACTGCTGGCGAAAGCCATGGGCAAGACCACTGACGAGATCATCGCCATGGCTACGGCAGGCAAGCTGGGTCGAAACGAGATCGAGCTGCTGATCAAGGCGATGGGTGAGGATGCGGCCGGTGCGTCGGAGGAGATGGCGCAGACTTTCAGTGGGATATGGTCGAACTTTCTCGAGCAGCTCAACCAGGTCGAACTGGCCGTGGCCGATGCGGGGATTTTTGCCTTCATCAAATCCGAGCTGGCAGAGGTCACCGTCCAGATCAAAGCCGCTGCGGCAGATGGCAGTCTGGCAACCTGGGCGCAAGGCGTGTCGGATGGCATGAAGTCAGGCGCCATCGCCATTCGTGGGATCACCGAAACCCTTGTCGAGATGAGAGACGGGATCGGTTTGGTGGTGAAGGTCTGGGGCACCATGAAGGTGATCCAGTGGAGTTCCCAGCTGCTCGGCTTCGGGCAGGCGATGAAAACAGGGGTTGTACAGCCGACAGCAGAGGCCGGCAAGGAGCTCGACAAGACGAGCAAAAAAGCGGTCAAGCTCAACGGGGTGTTGGCGGCGCTGACCTTGGGCAATGGTGCTGTTGCCGCAGGTCTATCTGTACTGGTTTATGAGGGTGGCAAGGGATTGGCCAAGCTGGCCGAAGACGCCGGGATCTGGGCAGCCAGGATGGGCGAGGCTGGGGAAGTTGAGCTACGGGTGGCCGAGCAGTCTCGCGCCTTCTTCGCTCAACTGCAGCGCCAGGGCATGACCACCATGGCGCAGTTTGACGAGTTCAAGAATGTACAGGTCCTCACTGCGCAGGAGGTGGCCAACCTCTCCGCCGTCGAGCGGGCAGCCTACGAGCAGCGGCTCAAGGGCCATCGCGAGTATCTGACGGGTCAGTTGCAGGTGCAGAAGGCGCTTGAAGCCTCTGGGCTCAAAGCCGAGGCCATGCAATATCAGGCCGATGCAGCACTGGCCAGCATGCGACAGGGATTTCTCGATTTGGCGGCTGGAGCCGACATGGCAGGCCAGGCCATTGACGCCAAGACTCGTCCTGCCGTGCTGAAGCTGGTGGCCGACTTCGACTTGCTCAAGGCCAAAGGGAAGGAGACTGCCACCGGGATCAACGAGATGTTCAAGGGACTGCAGATGGGGGACCCGACTTCCCTGCAGAACATCACCTTGGCACTCGGTACTCTGCGCGAACAGGGCAAGGTCACCCAGACCGAGATAGATGCTGGCCTGCGCAAGAGCCTGCAGGACATGAGCCTGCAGGATCTCGAGGTGTTGAAGGTCCAGTCAATGGCGGCCTTTGACACCATGAAAAATGGTGCCATCAGCACGGCCCAGATCACCGAGTCAGTGCTGTCTGAAAAACTGCGCCGCCTCGGCGTTGATTATCAAGCGCTCCATACCGGCATTGATGCCGTGGGCCGCCAGACCATCGACACCTTCCGCGCAGTAGCCACCGATGTGAATGCCACCTCGCAAGACATTGCTGCCGCCATGAAGGCGGCCGTCAACAAGGCTGACACGGCGCAAGAGCTGGAGGAACTACGCCGGATCTGGTTATCAGTGGGGCAGGCAGGAAAGGTATCTGCGCAGGAGCAAGGACGCGGGCTCACCTACCTGGATGACCATATCCGCCAGACCAAAGCGAAAGCGGCAGAGATTGGTGATGGCTTCAACACCGCGGCGGATAAGTCGAAGAAGGCGACCGACACCATGAGGGACAACCTCAAAGGGGTGCAGGAAGAGGCCAAGAAAACCAAATCCGATGTGGAAGACGCCATCAACAGCACGAGTGCTGGAAGTTCTGCCCTATCTGGCCCTGGTCGAGGGGATGTGACTCGCACGGTTGGCGCCGGCTCCTTCTTCTACAAAACAGTGGATATCAATAACCTGCGTGGCAACGCCGATGCCCTTGCTAACACCCTGGCCGGGGTCGAGGAAGAGCTGGCCCGCTACAGCCAGAAGGTCAGGGATATCCCTGCCTACAACGAGTGGTCGAAATATTACGCAGAGAAGTTCCAGAAGGAGATGGAGGCCATGCGTGCGCAGCTCCAGAAGGAGTTGAACAAGGCACAGCAGAAGGAAGTTGCAAAGAGTCAGCCAGCAGCAAGCCAACCTGTAGTTTCCCCGCAGGTGTATCAGCCGACCCCACAAGCCCAGCAAGCAGAGAAACAGGTCACCATTATCCTGCAACTCCCTGGTTCTACGGAGGCAAAGCTTCTGGCAGATGAGAACGGCCTGAACAACCTGCTCAACATCCTGGAACAGGCGGGGTTGAACAAAACATGATCCAGCTAAATGGCATTGATTTGCCTGATGATATGTCATGGCCAAACGAACTTGCATACACCCCGGTGGTGCAAAGCCTTGAACATGCAGTCACCGGAGATCCGGTGCTGCAATTCGGTATTCAAAAAGGGGGGCGTGCCATCCATCTGGTCTCTGACGGTGCATGGCTCAGCAGGGAACAACTTGACGCTCTGCGAGCCACTCTGACCGTCTCTCCTCCACTGCTGCTGAACCTGGCGAACACAGTGTTCAAGGTCACCTGGGATCACCCTACTACCCCTATTGAAGCCACCCCCATCAGTCCCGAGGCGGAGCCTTGGCTGAATCCGGCTGCTCAATACGAAGTCACGCTACGGTTCATCACATTGGAGTAACCCATGCCCATCACAGCAAAAGACATCGTCATCTACGAGTCGGCCAGGCTGACGGATGAAGACAACGGCGGTGGGTTGCCGACCGGCCGCCTGGTGATCGATGGGCAGGTCAACAACCTGTTCCCCGACACCAGTCGCCTGGACCGCACCCAGGGCCGGGTCAATATCCGCAAGATCTTCGGCGGGGTGGCGGTGGATACCCAGGAGGTCTACTTGGGCTCCCATTTCATGGTGAGCAAGGATGCCGCCGACAGTCGCGTCAACATGATCGCCTTTGCCGGCACCCCGACCGACACCCGTGCAGAGGTCAAGAACGCCATCGAGAGTTACCTGGTGCCCGGCATCAGCGCCCGCATGTACCTGCTCGGCGACCAATACAAGGGGCAGCGGATGATCCTCGCGTTTCAGGAGGTGTCCGCTCCCGAGCCCGAACTGGGCGGCACCCTGCTGCTGCGGGGCGTGGACCCTGACACCAAGGCCGCCTATGAGCAGTACGTCAAGATCGCAGAGTATGAGGCCCACGAGCAGACCTTCACCTATGAACACGGTGGTGAGTTCAAGACCCTGGTACGGCGGGTCTGCACCCTCAAAATCACGGCCCGCCTAGCCTATACGTTTTATGGCGGCGCCCCGTATCCAACCGGTTCGACCACCTCCAACGGCAACCAGGTGGCCGATATCCTCACCACCACGGTGGCGGATGCGGCCCGTTACTACGGGGTGGCCGCGTTGGCGCGGCCAGCCTTGCCGGGTGATCTGCAGGTGCGGGTCAACTCGGTTTACAAGCCGATTGTGCCGAGCGCCTATGGCGAGAACCTGTTGACCGACCGCTCGGCGGCGACTGATCTGGCGATCATGCAACCCTCTGGCAATGCCGTGACCCGCCCTCTCCAGTTCGCCCTGGTGGCGGGCAGCCAGTCTCGCAGCTATCTGGAGCGGGTGCCCAAGCGCGGTTCCCTGCAACTCACGATCGATGGGGGTGTGTTCAAGGACAATGGCAGTGGGGAGCTGAAGTTCCAAAGCGGTAACAACAACTTCAGCAAGTTGACCGTGAACTTCGAGACCGGCCAGATCGACGCCTGGCGCAATGCGGGCAGCTTTACCGCTTCGGCGACCGCCAGCTACACCCCGGCGGTGCGGATCCTGGGCAACCTCATCAGCGTGAGCCGGGAGGTGACCCCGGCCACCCGCACCTTTAACTGGACGTTCGACTTCTCCGCCGCCATTCCCATGCCGGGCACGGTGCGGGTCTTGTACCGGGCGCTGGGCAAGTGGCAGCAGCTCGAAGACAACGGCAGCGGCCAGCTGGTGGGGCAGGGCTCTGGCACCCAGAACTTCGTGACCGGCTCCCTGGCCGTTACCACTGCCGCCCTGCCGGATGCCGAGAGCGAGATCATCGTCCAGTACCAGCCCGCTCAGGGGATAGCGGTCGAGTTGCTGCTGGGCAGCAAGACAGTCGGCAAGCACCAGCGTCTGGAGTTGCCGGACGGCATTCTGCCGGGCTCGCTGCAAGTAAGCTGGGTCAATGGCAGTACCGGATACAGCCTCACCAGTAACGAGCAGGGGGTGTTATCCGGCAGTGGCAGTGGCACCGTGCTCGATGTGGATGGGCTGATCGAGTTCATGCCACTCGTGTTGCCCAGCGATGGGCTCTATACCCTGACCTACACACCGGATATCCGCCTGCTGGGGGAGGTGGTGATCCCGGGAGCAGGAAACCAGAGCGCCAGCGGATCGGTGGGGCAGGCGTTCAAGCCGCACAGCTTCCTGCTGCGCTATGCGGTGCGCCGCTTCAATCACGCGGGGCGCTTCCATGCCCAGGGGGATGGCTACTACACCACCCAGGTGATCGATATCCGCGATGACGGGGTGGGCAACTTGCTGCGGAATGAGGCCGTGGTGGGGACGATCGACTACTTTACTGGAATGTTTTCGTTTAGCTGGTCACAGAGCTTCAGCTACCAATATTACATCTCAGAGCAGGGTTATCAGACCGTCAATCTGCAAGAGGAGATGGTGGGCCCAGGTAGCTGGCAGGCGCTGGAGATGGGCTCAGGTACCGCCCCCATCACCAAGCAGGTCAATGCGCCTGAACTCGATTTCCTGCTGGGCAAGCCCAACATTCTGACCGGTTCGCTCTGGTTTACCGATGGCAGCACCCACTACATCGAGCGAGATGGCATTCTCTGGAAGAACCCGGATTCCCGTACCGGGGCTGGTAGTCGGGTTGGCCGGGTGGATCTGGGGATCGGGCGGGTGGTGCTCTCCGATCTCAGCGGCTTCACCGGCAACCTCACGCTGCTCTCTTGTGCCCGGGTGGTGACGGCGGCCTTTGCCAAGGAGCTTACCTTCCGCACCCCCGGCAGCCCGCTCAAGCAAGCCAACTTCCAGCTGATAGCGGTGGCCTATGACGGCTCCCTGGTTAATGCCAGCGCCGATGCCCAGGGGGAACTGGTGGGCGGTGGTGTGACGGGGACGGTGAACACCAACACCGGGGTGGTGAAAGCAACCTTTGCCAAGCCGATCATGGCGAGCTCGGCCCGCTACAACACCGTGTTGCTGACCGCCTTGCCACTGGATGCCGCCCGTATCGGGCTGGATCCGGTGCGTCTGCCCGCCGATGGCAAGGTGCCTATCTACCAGGATGGCGACACCTTGGTGCTCTCCCACACCGCTTCGCAAGCAGTGGGTGAGCCAGCCGGTGGCGCCGTGCTCGATGCCGGCCGTGACTATGTGGCCGACCTCTACCTGGTGGGGGCCAATGGCAAGCGCCTCGCGCCCTCCCAGTACACCGAGGATCGGGACACCGGTCTGTTGACCCTGAAAGCAGGCTACAGCCTGGTGGATGACACCGGTGCGGCGGTGACTGCGCCGCTCACCTTCGTCAACCGCATCGAGCACATGAGCCTGGTGCTGGACGTGCAGATCTCCGGCGACCTGACCCTGGCCGACCCGCTGGTGCACGACTATCCGGCCGGGGAGACCATGGTCAGCTCCTGCCTGCAGTTTGGCGACCGCTTTGCCAGTTGGGCCAACAACTTTGTCCAGCAGAGTTGGAACAGCGCCAGCCCTAACTGGGGCAGTGCGCCGGTGGGCGGGGCCATCAGCGCCAACTACAACTGGGCAGATCACCCGCTGCAGGTGACAGACCGGGGGGCGGTGGATGAGCAGTGGGCGTTGGTGTTCACCGGCACCTCTACTTACAACGTCATCGGCAAGACGCGAGGGCTAATCGCCTCCGGCAACCTGACCACCGACTTGGCGCCCCTCAACCCCAACACCGGGACCCCTTTCTTTGTGCTGGAGGCAGCCGGTTTCTCCAGCGGCTGGGCCGGCAACAATGTGGTGCGTTTCGATACCAGCTCGGCGCTGGCCCCCATCTGGTTGCTGCGCTGCATCAGCGTCGGCCGCGCCACCCACCCGGACGACCGCTTCGAGGTCTTCCAGCGCGGTGATGCCGATTAAGCGGCCGCCGGCAATGAGCATGAACGAGGAGCCACGCCATGCAGCGACTATCAGGCAGTGTGAATGACCAGGGCATGCTGCTGGCCGATGCCGTAGTGCTGGCCTTGCCGCGCGTTGCCGGGGTGATCCCCGGCTCATCCCCGCCCAGGGTGGGGCGCTGGGTGCTGGCCCACACCACGACAAACTCGTCGGGGGCGTGGCAGCTCGATTGCGACTATTCAGGCCCGGTCATCGTGATGTGCTGGGATACCACAGGACGACAATTGGCCCCCATGGTGCTGGGGCCAGTGGAGGCATAGATGGCAGTCAGCGATTACTTGAAAGGCTCTGGGACGGTCTGGGACCCTTATGTCATTCACAACCTGGCGGCCGCCATCCAGTTTTTCAGCGTGGATATCTTCCGCAGCGGGGTGTTTGCCGAGTTGGTGGTGGATCTGGACTTGAGCGCCAACACCTTCAATCAGAACACGAAGACGGTGGCGACTCTTAATGGCAATGGTTACACCCTGACGGGTCTCAAACATTTCACAAACAATAACCAAGCTGCCACGTTTAAAAAATTGAATTTGGTGTCCATCAACTGGCTCAATACATTCGGCCAGCAAGGCTCCGAGTACATCAACTTTGAAGATGTGGTGTTCCGTGGGGGGACTCTAGCGTGTTATTCGGGCCGCATGAACTTCACCCGTTGCACCATGAGTAGCATCGGCTGGAAGTACATGACTGCCTATCAATGGGGCGTCGTGGATAGTGTCGCCCTGCCTCCAACCAGTTATGCCTTGCCGTCAGGCTTCACCGACCTGCGTTCCGTGGCGGATCCTTTCAGTGCCAGCCGCTACCCCAATTACGCATCCAGCGTGTGGGCAATAGATGGAGCCAGTGCTCCCCGTTTATTGAGGCAAAATATCGCCAACTTGGTGCAGGGCTATCTGGTGAAAGGGGTCGTGAAGGTAGGAGGGGTGTTAAAACCCCGATTTGTACGAGCTCTGAGCGTAGTGGATTTTGTCCGTATTAATGATGCTGTGGCAGAAGCAGATGGCAGTTTCAGCCTGAAATGTGGGCACTATAGCGATGCGGTCATGGTGGCTACCTACGAACCCTATGGGACACTGCTGGTAGCCAGCAAGGCGTATGTGCTGGGTGACATTATCCATCCGGCGACCCCCAATGGTTTTCGCTACCTCTGCACCAAGGCGGGCAACAGCGGCACCAGCTTGCCACCAGAACCCTGGTCAACCACGGATACCCTGACGGTCGGGGCTGCCATCTTCACGCCAGACCCCATTTATCAACCTCAACTCCACGGCCCCATCAAACCGGTGTTGTGCGACCTCATCACCGGCCTGCCGGTTTAAGGAGCTGTGATGGCGACACCATACCAGCTGACTGTACCTGGCCTGACCGTCAACTTTGATGCACTGGCCTCCTATGTCGTGCCTGCGTGGGATCAGCTTTCCTTCGATGTCCCCGACTGGTTGGAGCGTACCATTACCGGCCGGGTGGCCGGGGTGGTGACGGTGCGCAATATCGGCCGCGCCCGCGATGTGCTGGTGCTGAGCGCCGAGCCGGTCGATGGCCAGTACCGGGTGCTGGCCGAAGTGAGCAGCGGTGGCGATGGGGCCTTTGCCGCCGAGTGGCTGACCTACCAGGGCAAGGTGTTGGTGGTGGGGCTCTCGCAGTATGGTGAGGCCTGGCAGGCCGAGCGCATCTATCAGGTGGGGGAGGTGGTAAGCCCGACCGAATGGAATGGCTTTGTCTATGTCTGCGAACAACCTGGCACATCGGGCAGCGAGGAGCCGGTCTGGCCGCTCGCGGAAGAGGCCGCTGTATTCGTCGGCAGCGCCGTGTGCCGTGCCCGCCAGTACCTGCCCATCGTGGCCCACGGGCCGCTGCAACCTGTGATCGAGGTGAGCTGATGTATCTGCCGCCCGCTGCCAACGCCATTACGCTCGCCATTGCCTCGCGCCGCCTGGTGAAGATCCCAGCCCCGGCGGCCATCGATTTTTATCTGGGGGGCGCCCTGCGCCCCCCTTTGCCCCCTGCGCTCCGCACCGCCATGGCCAGTGGTTGGCAGGGGCTGGCACTGGTGAGGGATAACCCGCTGACCCTGACGAGGGGCCAACTGCACGCAACCGACCAAGGTGACGCGCTGCCCTTTGGCCAGGCGAGCCGGTTGGCGCAGCCGCTGGTGGCTCCGCTGACCCAGGCGCTGGCCGTGGATCTGACCCAGGTGGGGCGCTGGCTGCTGGCCACCCGGCAAGACAGCCGCCTCTGGCAGGGCTTGGCGATGAGCGCGGCCCGTGATCAGCTACCCATGCGCAGCGCCTGGCAGCAGGCCGCCCAGCGGCTGGATCTGGCCCGCACCGGCCCCTGGCAGCAACCGCCCGCCCGCGACCAGGCCACCGCCACCCGCTGGCATATCACCGATTTTCGCCATCGCCCCTGGGAGCTGCGTTGGGACGGGCTGCCGCCGTTGCTGACCCGGTTACCTGCCCGCGACCAGCTCGATTTTGCCCTGACCGCTGCCTCGGGCGAGTGGCAGGCGATGAGCCTGGTGTTGTCACTGGCCGAGCCCCAGCCCGATCGCGCCGTGGCTCCCCGCGACAATGGCCATGGTCTGCCAGCGGGCTATGCCCGCCTGGCTGACCAGGCCGATGCGCTGCCCTGGGGAGCTGGCGCCAAGCCGCTCGACCCGGGCTGGGGGCTTGAGCATGGCGACGACTCTGGCGGCGAGATTGGCGATCGCGAGCCTCCCATTAACCCTCAACCGGCGCCCTACATCATCATGAACGAGATCAGTTGCGTTGCCGTCAATGGCTCCGAGCGCGTGCCGCTCGCCCTGTTCAACCCGAGCCTGAAACTCGATATCGACAGCTTTGTGTGGGAGCTCTCAGGCGAGCTGCGGGGTAAGACCAATCTGCCCTATGTGAAGCCGACTGCCACCGGGCCGCGCCATATCGAGTTGACCATCAACGGCTGGACCTGGTTGTTTGCGGTGCAGGGCTACCGGGTCAATCGTGCCTTGGGGAGTGAGGTCTACCCCTTCACGGCCCGCTCGCGCACTCAGTTCCTCGACAGCCCCTGGGCATCCATGGTCGATGTGACCCTGCCCAATGAGATGACCGCCTGGCAGCTCGCCGAGGAGCTGCTGACGCCGCTGGGCTTTGCCATCGAGCGCCCCGCCCACGGCGAGTGGGTACAGACCCCGGACTGGCCGCTGGCACCGGGCTCTATCAGCGAACGGATGGCTCCCAAAGAGCTGCTGGCCCGGCTGGCTAAGGCGGCGGGGGCCGTGCTGGTACCCCACATGAGCGAAGACAAGGTGACGGTGCAGCCCCGTTATCTGGTAAGTCCCTGGCAGTGGGCCACGGCGCCGGATTCGGCCTTTAGCCACCTCATCCCTGAGGCGATGATCCCGGAAGAATCGAGCGAGTCGGCATCAAGTCCGCGCCTGGAGCGGGTGTTGATCGCCGGCACCACCCACGGGGTGGTCACCGAGGTGGTGCGCACAGGCACGGCGGGCAGCCAGAGCGGGGAGGATGTCAGCGACGTGCTGGCCCAGACCCACCCGGTCAACGCCGAGCGGGGCCGCAATCTCATCGCCGACTCTGGCGAGCAGGAGATGGTGACCCTGCGCCTGCCACTGATGCGGCCGGGGCAGGCCCCGGGGCTGGTGGTACCTGGTCAGCTGGTGAAGGTGTTGCGGGCCGATGGTAGCCATACCAGGGCCCTGTGCATCAGCAATGCGCTGGCGCCCTCTGGCATCAGCTCGGTGTGGCAGAACGTCACCCTGGAAGTGCATTTGGACATGGGACATGGAGGCATAGATGGCGAGCAACAACCCGTGGAAGAAGTTTGAGGCCATGCTGCCGAGCACGGTGAGGGTGAGGGGCAAGGTGCTGCTGGTCGATAGCCTACGCGGTACCAGTCTCATCGAACAGGTGGGCGGGGCCACCCTGCGGGTGTTTGGCACCGGTGCCGCCGTTGGTCGTTGGGTGCTGGTTGAAAATGGTGCAATTGTGACCCAGCTCCCCGATCTGCCCTTTGCCAGAATTGAAGTCTAG